GTTTGGGAAGCCCCACGCGCTCAACATTTTACCCGCCCCCCATGCAGATTTGCTGAGGTTTCGGCTTTGGTTTTGGCAGTGTGGCATTTTGGACACAAGGCTTGGAGATTGGCCTTCGCCCAGAACCGCAAGGGATCGCCCGCATGCGGGGTGATGTGGTCCACCTCGAGGCGCTGCGTCACCGTGTCACAGTACGCGCAGGTATACGCCGCATCCACAAGGACCTGCTGCCGGAGTTCCTTCCACTGGCGGGTGTAGTACGGCCGGCGGTGGTGGGCGTGCTGGGGGCAGTAGCCGCGGGCCACGAGCTGGGAGCAGCCGGGCTGGGTGCAGTAGCGCATCAGGGCCACCGCCGCCAGGTGCCGAGCAGCACGAGCAGGAACACCACAATCAGCAGCAGGGCGGTGGGTGTGACCTGGTCTGTCATACCTGCCGCCCCTGGTAGATGGGCGCGAGGCGCCGGCGCTGGGCGTCGTAGGTCGGCTGCCAGGATTCGGCGAGCGGGGCGCGGGCGAAGCCGGTGATGACCATGGCGCCGCACTCGATGCAGCGCCAGGCGTCGGCGTCCCAGAGCCGGTACGGGCCGCCGTCCCCATCGAGCTCCTCGACGGTCACGCCGTTCTGGGAGACCTGCATGAAGCGCCCGCACCCGCACAGGACGTGGGGCATTAGACGCCACTCCGGCAGACTTTAGTGCTATTCTCTCGGCCTTTCGCCTTTCGTGTAAACATTGCAACTAAAGGCGTAAGCCCAGTAGTGTATCTTATGTTAACCTGCGGATATCTCTGTAAACATCTCCAACCATTGGGCTGGCTCATGAGGACACCCCGGTTTTGTGTCCGTTTGCGGATATTATGTTAACTTCGCTTGCTTGGGTGCAGGCGTCGGGCCTTGCAGGGTCCTGTTTTTCGGCACACGCCATTATACCATCGGCAACATCGTCCATCAGCCACAGGCGAATGCCGATCCCGGTCGCGTCCTCGATACGGATGGCGGTCTCGAGGCTGGGCCGGGATTCCGCGTTCAGGTACTGGTTCAGCTTCACGCGGCTGATGCCAATCTGGTCGGCGGCTTCGGCCTGGGTCATCCGGTGCCGGACGAGCCACTGGGCCAGGAGGCCGCGGCCCGACAAACACCCCGATTTCGGTTTGATGCGGCGGTCGGTCATCGCGAATCCCCATCCATAATCGGTTGGTTAACCTACAAGCGCTCGATGAGCGGCTCCCGGCACCGGTCCGGGAACCGCCAGATCTCCACGCTCACATTCGGCGGCACCACGCACTCGCGCATCAGCTCGCGCTCGACCTTCGAGCAGTAATTGCCATCGCCGGCCTTGACCTGCAGGCAGCGCACGTCCATCGGGCCGATGGCGATCACGTCGAACATGCCCAGGCTCCCGCCGGCCTTGGTGCAGGCATAGCCGGCCGCCTCGAGGATGCGGACGGCGCGGAGCTCGGCGCGGGTGCCTTTAGCTTTGGCGTTTTTGAGCATGGCGGCCTTCCGTGATGGTCCGTTGGAGACAAGCGGCGAACGTGGCACACCGGGGCTCGTGCGGGCAATGGGTTCCGTTCTTCTTTTTCCCTTTCAACGAACCCGGCGAGCGGAGCGAGCCTCGCGCGCCCGCGCGCGTATGTTCTTTGTCTTGTATTGTCTTGTCTTGTACAGGCACAAACTTCGAACGTTGTGCGAACTTTGTTCGAACATGCCTGCGCGTGTAAATGTCGGCGCGTCTGACCATTGCGGGGAAAATCACCAGCCCAGCTGTATCCCAGCGTTTTTTCGACACGTGTCCGTTTTCGGCCAAAATCGTCATCAGATCAGTAAATTTATTTTCTGGGAGGCCGGACGCGTGAATTAAGGCCTGTTTTTGAATGGGACGCCGTCGGGAATCCACGCTCCATCCAGGTTTTTTTCCGTGGTTTGCGACAAAACACCACAGTCGGATCAAACCGCCGAAACCTTCGTTGCCCATGCGCTCGAGGACCTCGACAATACGGGGGTCCTGCGGGGTATCCGTGTCGAGTTGGAACCACTTCATCTACAGGGCCTCCACGTTGGTCGCCCGCGGCCCTTTCGTGCCGGCGGTCGGGATGAAGCGGACGGCCATCCCGACGGTGAAGGTGTCAAAGTCGAGCGCCTGGTCGCGGTGGAAGAAGTATTCGACGCCGTCGACGGCGCGGATGAAGCCGTAGCCCTGGTCCGGCCGCACGAGTTTGAGGGTGCCGGTAATCCAGATCTCGCCCACTTTGGAAAAGTTGCCCATCAGTGCCTCGTCGCTTCCGCGTCTTCTGCGTCGATCTCGTTGGCGAGGGCGAGCCGGGCCACGGCATCGGTGAGGGTGACGGTCACGAGCGCGAGCGCCTTCTCAATCGCGACGTGGTTCTGCTCGGCGGCCTGGATAATCACGTCGGCCAGGAGCCAGCAGCAGCAATGCAGAATGGCCGCGGCGTCGGGCGTGGGGTCGCGGTCGAGTAGCAGGCCTTTGAGGTCGCGGGCGAGGTCGAAGCCGAGTTCATCGTCGCGGGCGTTGGTCATGGCTTGACTTTCGACTCGACGAGGCGTTGGAGTTGCCGGTGCACGGACGCGGGGACGCGGCCGGCGAGGAGCGCGGTCGCTTCGCGCGGGCTGAGCAGGAGCCAGAGCTGCGTCTGCCGCTGCTTGGCGAGGCGCTGCGCTTTACTCGCTTGCGTCTTGGTCATGGTTTCGTCTTTGGCAGCGGCTTACGTAAGGGGAGCAACGTTCGCTCGACTTCCTGTTGTGATAAGCCTGTCTCGGTCATTTGTTGGAGCAGCCAATCGTGCTTCTCGTCACCATTGCGAAACCCTTCCAGGCGGTGCTGTTCGTTGCTCTGCTCGATCCACGTCGTCCACGGCGATTTCTTCTCCATCCGTCGCCGCAGCGCGCGGAGCTCCCTGAGGATCTCCTTGAGCAATTCCACATCACGCGTCTGAGAACGCATATTCCGTTAACCAATTTCAAAGGGCAGATCGGCGTCCGAATCCAACAAGCCGGGGATCGCATCGAGGGCATACTTTTGGCTGAAGGAGTCGCGCGTCCAGAACACCATCCCGCCATGATCCATTTCGTCGCCGAAGTAGTGGCGCCCCTTGCCCAAGTTATCGAGGCGCTCAACGAGCAAGGTTTGCGACACTTCCTCAAGAATGAACAAGAAGACATGGCAACCGGTTTCATCCTGAAATCGCTTGTAGTGACACCAGTTCCGATACCCGATGCCGTGATCGTAGGTGTGCGTCAGGAGCGTGAACGTGGGCGCCCACTTCGATTTGACTTCCGCCCACTTCAACAGGCCGGCCTTTGCTAGGCCGAGATCCGGCAGCACAATGCCGTCCTGTTGGCCTCTCAGCTTGGGGGCCACTTCCCCATCGGGGCCGCTGTAGTCGTAGGACGGGATGATGTACCACTTGCGGCTTTGCAACCATCGAGCGACCTTCTGCTCGCCGTCACGGCCGCGTAAGAACTCAGGCCTTTGACGGAACGGCATCGCCATGGTTGCGCCATCCTTCCCGGCACACTTCCCACACCGTGCCGAATGAGCTGAATTGATGGTGGAATAACCCGAAGTTGTTCCCGACATAGAACACGGCTTGCCCTTGAAGCGGCGTGGCAGAGTCGCGATCTGGACTCCAGAACTTCACACGACCTTCAGGGAAACAGCAGCCGCGCGCGACGTCCGCGATAGTGCGAAACCACTCGGTCTCTGTCGCGTTATTGACGAGCACGATGGCCGCCGACACGTCATGGGCACGAACGCTGTCGGCTAACTTGGTCGCAAACTTCTGGATCTCGGGTTGCGCGTACGGGGGATTTAGCCACACGCGGCCGAGCCACGGTTGCTCGGTGCCCTCATCGGCTAGGGTGTAGAACGTCTTTGCCCCGACAATGGCATTGGCTTCCGCGCTCGAGGCCGGATCAAGATCGATCTGACCGAGAACGACGGTCGCCGCCGCGATGTATTCCTTCGGGGTGTACCACTCGTTGTTGCCGGTGTTCTGGCTGACGTGCGCGGTTGTTCCAGCATGGGCAATCTCGTTGTAGGCATCTCTGAATCGTGGCCTAGGGTCAGCGTTGTATAGCTGGCTATACACTTTTGCGACGAAACCGACGTGTGTGAAGTGATACGGTTCACCCGTTCGCAGATTGAGCCACTGGACAGCAAGCTTCCGTAGGGATGAACCCGCATCAAGCTGCGCGGCGACTTGGCGCGCTTGTTCCCATAACATTTCGTCGGCGTTGTCTTCGGCCTTCACGATGCGCCCTTCGAGCGCGTTGATCTCGCGGATAGCGAAGTCGAATGCCGATTGCACAATCGCTGATTTCATCGCAAGACCCTAGAAAGGTATGTCGTCGCTGGTGAGCTCAGGCTGGTCCGGCTCGCGGGCGTCGTGTTCGCGCTCGAGGCCGACGAGCTCGAGCCCCCACTGGGTTGTTTTGCTTTTCACTTTCACCGGCGTGCGATCGCGGCAGCACGCCTCCGCGAGACTCGCGAGCATGGCGTTGATGGTGTGCGCCACTTCCCCACTCGAGAGCGACACGCGATAGCGCAAGACCTTCGGATTCTTCGTCGGCGCGCTGTCGATCCGCTCGATGAAGCAGTACCCCTCGGGCGGCTCGGGCACGGCGACGAGCTCGGGCGGCGGCGCCGGCACGGTCGCATACCCACCCATCGCCGGCTTGGCGAGATCGGGAATGTCGGCGATCTCGGTTTCATCGAGCAGGCCCAAGCCGCAAATCGAGAGCGTGACGCGCCGCTTGCTTTTCGTTTCGGCGGTCATCATCGCGTTCGCGCGCGACTCCCCCACCAGGCCCTTGAGCGACTTCACGCCGATACTCTCATCGCAACGGTTGTCGGGCAGCGTGGCCTTGGCGGTCACGACGTAGGTCTCCCCTTCCAACAACTCGCGGGCGGTGATGGTGATGCTGACGTGATTGCGGCGCCGGAGCTGCTCACTCGCTTCCCGGCGGGCATAGAGCGTGAGCTTCCCGTTGAGCGTGATGTATTCGAAGGGGCGCGTCAGCGGATTGAGGCCGACGCTGTCGCAGACGCGCGTGTAGTACGAGACGCGCTGGGCGGGCGTGAGCTTGGCGAGGTCGCCATCGAGCAGCACGCGCTCGACGGTGGAGGCATCGACGGTCGGTTGCAGGTCGGTACTCATGCGACTAGTCCGCGGCGTTTCGCGGCCTCCCAGGTAAAGGACTCAATGGGAATCTGGGCATACGCGGCGAGGCGAATCCGGAGCGACAGTCGCGGAATCGCGCCGGCGAGGATGCGGGAAATCTGCGCCTGGCTGACCCCGAGCTGCCGCGCGATGTTGGCCTGGGTGTCCCCCGTCTTGGCCAGGTAGGTCGCCAAATCCGGGTAGCGGGTCGGGCGTTTCTTCATACGAAAAAGGGTTATACGTTTTCAGGCGTGGCCTTGTCAACACATATACCTTTAACGTATAGTGCTGGCGTGCAAGATGAGCTACCGCTTATTCTGGATGGCGTGCCGACGTTGGATCAGCAGGTGCGGACGCGCATCAAGATGTGGGTGCAGTCCACCGGCGTGCGGCAGCAGACACTCGCCGAACGCATCGGCCGCAATCAGCCGTGGGTAACGCGGTATCTCAAGGGCGAGTTCAACGCGGACTTGGATACCCTGAACAAGATCGCGCACGCGTTCGGGCACAGCTTGGCCGCGTTGGTGGATCAACCGCGCGACCCACTCGATGCCCAGATGCTGGAGGAATTTCATGCCGCACCCCTCGATGTCCGTCTCCGGATGATCGAGTTATTACAAACTGTGCGGCTCACGCGCGCGTCAAAGGTCCAAGCACCACCACCCGAGGACGAATAGCCAGCCCGCCAACGGCTGTAAGGACGCGAGGAGCGCCTGCAGCATGTCCACCAAGCGGGGCTTGACTGGTGCCGGCACCTGGCGAAACAACGTAATGAGTTGGAGTTCTTCAACGGTGAGCGGGTCGGACGCGGACGACGCCATGAGTTGCCCCCTTGCGCGACAATCGACGCCGGAACGAACGGACGCGCGCCTGGGGTGCACGCATCATGCGAAACGCGTATATTACCCGAGCCTGTCAGACGGACGCTATCAGAGATTTCTTGACAAGACCTGTCAGAACTAACAGGAGCGATGAGTGATGAGTTTGATGCTGGGCAAGTTGTACGACGCGCTGTTGAATCCGGGGAACGTGGAGAAGGCCCAACAGGCCGCCGAAGAGGTCGCGGGCTACGAGTCGCGCCTGGCGGCGATTGATCTCAAGCTCGCGGTTGTCCAAGCCTTGTTGGGCGTGGTGGTCGCGCTGAGCCTCGGCATGCTCTGGCTCACGCTGCAGATGCACCAGACGCTCGCGGCGATTGCCGCCAAGATCGGCGCTTAGCGCACGCCGCCGTACTGCAACAGATGCAGGAGCGCGAGGCAGAGCACCGCCGGCCAGAGCGGGAGCTTCCCCATGATCGAGCCCACCATGAAGACGAGCGCGAGCGTCACGAGTAGCAGGGTCACCATCGCCGCACCTCCTGAGGCGGGGCGGTTCACGCGCCGGGAAGCGGAAGACATCGAGCGCGACGCGAACATCGTCGCGGTGAACGAGCGGGCGCTTCCGTGGGTCGAGGCCCAGCGGCACGGGCCGCCGGTCGCGTCCGCATGAAGCTCTATCACTACAGCGCCGAGCCGTTCGTCCTCGACCCGCAGCGCGTCTATCAACAAGAGGGACACGAGAAGCTGCAGATGAAGCCGCGCGGGTTGTGGTTGTCGGTCGAGTCAGACGATGAGGAATCCTTCGGTTGGCGCGACTGGTGCGAGCGCGAAGAGTTCGGGTTGTCCCGACTCACCCACCGCACCGAGCTGATATTGCAGCCGGCTCACGTGCTCCACCTGGATTCGTCGGCGGCGCTGCTCGCCTTCACGCGCCGGTATGAGCGGACGCACGATGGGTTCTCGTTTTTCCACCTGATGGATTGGGCCGCCGTGGCGCAGGACTATCGCGGCCTCCTCATCGCGCCGTACGACTGGAATCTTCGGCTCGACCTGCACTGGTACTACGCCTGGGACTGCGCGTCCGCCTGTATCTGGGACTGTTCGACGCTAGTGCACGCCGCCGTACTGGAGTAGATGAATCAACGCGAGACAGAGCACGGCCGGCCAGAGCGGGAGCTTCCCCAGGATGCTCCCGACCATGAAGACGAGCGCGAGCGTCACGAGTAGCAGGGTCACCATCGCCGCACCTCCTTCGGGTTAGGCCGACGCACGTCAATGCGGAGCACGCTGTCGCCGAGGTCACGCCGGCAGCGACCACAGACCCAATGCAGCACCGGCGGCCACTCGGGCTCGCCCTGGGCGTCGTGCCGATGCTCGAGCAGCGGGTCATGCCCGCGCACCACGCACCAGACGCCGTCGGGAATCTGGAAGGGCCAGGTCATCAGATCACCCGGAGCAGGCAGAGTAAGTGGATCAGGTCGGCGAGCGTGACCGTGAGCGTGACCGGGACGTCGCGCGTCGTGGTCCCGGCCGGCTGGCACGGGAGCGGGGTCGGCGGCCGCCAGATCTCCGGGTTGCTGTCGCCGGCCCGGTTGAACGCCGGCTTCGCGCTCGAGGACACCGAGCTCGTGATGATGTCCCAGATGCCGTGGTCGCCCCCGTAGAGACAATGCACGGCGTCGACGGCATGTGCGTTGTACTGGTTCTGCCCCGCCGCTTTCGCGACGTGCCCCCAGGGCGGCGAGCCCCACAGCGCCCCGAGCTGGCGACAACATTCCTCCGTGAACATCCCGCAGCCGGTTTTGGTCGCGAGGTTGTAGGCGCCGGTCGCATACACGGCGTTGATCACCTCGAGCGGCGTGCTGCCGGTGATGGGCGGCGGCTCGGGCGGCGGCGGCTCGGGCAGGTCCACCAGCGTGAAATCGTCGCACTCGAGGAACGCGCGCGGCGCATCGTCCACATACGTGAGCCGGCCGCGGAGCTGCAGCGGGACCTTCCCCTCCGCCTCGATGTTGAGCTGCGCGCCGTTGCCGTCCGGCACCATGTCGGGGATGTCGAACACCCAGCCGGGGCGGCCCTGCGGATCGGTGCCGGGGCCGGCGATGCCGGTCCAGCCGCTATCGTGCGCCAGCGTGACGAGCGCGGGGACATTCGTGAACACGTAAAAGCGGTGCGGCATCTGGTTACTCCGGTAACGGCGGCCCGCCGCCCTGGCCAAATTCATCGGCGAAGTCGGCATCGGTCATCACGTCGCTGAGCCGGGCGCCCTTCTTGTCCCACACGAGCCAGTCGGTCTCGTGCAGCGCCTTCATGCCCGCGTCGGTGTGCGCGTGCAGCCCGCCCGGCGGGAACACCTCGCAGTCATCGACGCCGGCCGGGAGCGTCATGCCCGCGGTGTATTGCTCGGCCTGCACCTTGTGCGGTTTCGCGACGTATTGCTTCGGGGCCATCGGTCCTTCCTACGCGGTGTAGAGCACGTGATAATTCAGCCACGATCCGGTGGTCCAGGCCACGGGATGCGTGGCATCCATCGCGACGCCGGCCGTGCCGACGTGGCCGGCAAAGGGATTGATGGAGGTCGCCGCCACCATATAGGCGCCCGTGACACTGTAGGCGCCGCCGATGAAACAGAGCCCGCCCGCGAGCGGCGCCGAGTTCGCCGAGTTCGGCATCGCAATCGGGAGCGAGAACACCCAGCCGCCGCTCCCGAGGTTCGTCGTCGAGCCCACGAGGAGATAGAGCTGCACGTAGACGAGATTCCCGACGCGCGCGTAGTAGCCGGTCAACGCGCCGTTGCCAATCGCGGCGGCGCCGGCCGTCCAGGTCGGCGTATAGCCGATGAGGGTGCCGATGCCGTCGATCTGGTTATAGAGCTCGGTCTTCCAGGCGTTGTTGATGATCGTGCCAACAGTCCCGCTGCCGTCATCGTCTACCATGGAAGTGCGAGTAATTGCCATGTCGGGTTACCTCGCCACGTCGCGGGTCGCGAGCCGCAACAAATCTTCAAACGAGAAGCGCGAACTGCTCGCCTGGACCGTGAACGTCGGATACTGCGTTGGGTACGGGCGGAAGTTGTTGATCACGACGTGCTGAATCTTGAACGTGCCGACGAGGTTCGTCGGCGCCGGCAGGTTGCAGACGATGTCGAGGCCCGAGCGCGTCAACAGATCGCGGCTCGTGTAGCTCACGCGAATCTGGTCGAGCGCGCGTTCCGCGAGGGTCGCGTTGCCGCGCGCACGCGCTTCGCCGATGGACAAGCGCCGGTCCTGCACCCACTCCTCGCGGAGGCCGGTCCCGCCGACCGCCGCCGCGAGCTGCGCGGCCCTCGTGGCGTCGTCGACCTGCACGACGAGATAGATTTCGTCCCCGGCTGACAACGCCTGCACGAGGGACCGCCCGCCGCTCGCCGGAATCCCGGTGAGCATCGGCGCGGCGGTCACGGTCGAGTTGTACGCAATCGTCGCCGTAATCGCCCCGATCCCGCTTATGGGAATCCCGGTGAGGTAGCCCGCGATCAATGTGGTGGAGGCGTAGCGAATGACCTGCGCCCCGTTGCCGATGATGGCCCAGCCGCCCAGACTCTCAAACGGCCCCGCGCCCGCCACTGGGAGCACGGACGATCCTGCCAGCACCTGGCCGTCGGGTTGTTGCAGTGCGGACGTGTCGGTGCTGGGAACATTCACCCCGAGCGCGGCGTCGGCGGCGGTATCGCTGTAGGTCGTGGCGGTGTTATTGGCGATCGTGGCGAGGAGTTTGAGTTGCGCGGCGTTCGCCGCCGTGCGGTACACCTTGCGCTGGGTGACGGCGGCGGCGCCAATCGGAATCGCCGAGAGGAGGACCGTGCCCTGCGTGGCGGTCGTGTTCGTGGCGGGTTCCGGCCCTTGGCCCACGATGGTGGCATCACTCGGCGTCGAGCCGAGGTTCACGTACGTCCCAGGGACGTTGGGCGCACTCGAACCGCGATAGAACGTGGACCCTCCGGCGATCGTGCGATAGACAAATACGTATTTGACCGTGGGGCTGGCCGAGCAGGGAATCGCGGTCTCGATCGCCGCATTGTTCGCCGCCCCGCCAGAATTGTTGGCCCGCATCACGGCTGAGGGCGGCGAGGCTAAGGTGACATTGGCCGGCGGCACGCCGGTGTCGGTCGCATAGGCATACTTGATCTGGTAAAACCCGTTTTCTAGGAGGTTCCCGAAGTAGTTATCTGGGGGCGTGCCCCCGGTGGGAGCGACTGGGGGATTGGCGAGTTGCTGGCCCGCCGTGATCGTCGCGATCGGGCTCGGCAACGATTCCCCGGCCGCGGTGACGAACGTCACGGCGTAGCCATGCACGCCGGGCGTGATGCTGCCCCCCGTCTGCGTGGCGAGCGTGACCGCCGTCGAGGGGCCGATGCCAGGGCCAACCAGCGTCCCGCCGCCGCCCGATACGACGCCGGCGAACGTCAGATGCTGCGCGCCGCCCTCCGCCCCTTGATACGACGCCTTCAGAAACACATCCGGGAGCGCCTGGAACATATCCACCGCCTCGAGCGGCAGGATCGTGTCGCCGATGGTGACGGCACTCAGGAGCCGGGAGCCGCGGCCCTCGACATAGACCCGCGTCAACGCCTGACTGCGATCGGTGTCGCGGGTGACGTTGTCGAGCGAGGGATGGGTCGGCACGAGGGCCGAGGGCGTCTGCGCCGTATCGGTGAAGAAGAAATGCACGTCTTTGAAATAGTCCACGTACCAGTACGCGCCGATCCGGTTCGCCGTGCGGGAGAGCGCCTCGCCCAGGTCCTCGTTCGTGAACGTGATCTCGGGAATCGTCGGGAGCCCCCCGGCGACGTTGGCGCCCGTAAAGCCGTTCGCCGCCGCATAGGTGGCGATCAGGTCCTGCACAATCGCCGACGCGCTCAGGTTCGCGTACCGCTTCGTGACTTTCGGGAACCCGAATTGCCAGGTGTAATCGACCGCCTGCACGTCGGTCCGCACGTTGACCGGCTTCGCCCAGTACGACTGCTGCACGTCGAGCACATGCCCGGCGAACAGGCGCCGGCCGTTCTGGGAGCCGAGCGTGATGATCACCTCCTGCCCGGTCGTGATGGTCGTCGGGCCGATGATCCGAAAGCGGCACGTGTTCGGCGTCTCGTTGAGCTCGTCCACGATTTCGAGCGTGCCGAGCTTGACGTCGCCCGTCGCCGGCAGCCCGCCCACGGCGATAAACGCGCCCCCGCCGACGTAGCCGCTCCGCGTGGCGCCCGAGCGCGCGACGTTGCTCAGCGCGTAGGTGTACGCCTTCTGGTTGCCGGTGATCGCCATTAGACCGGGAGCCGGTTGCCGCCGGTACGATACGAGCTCGTGACGGCATCGCCGACGACGCGCGCGATTTCGTCCTTGTTGCCGAGGACCGAGCCATTGATATTGATGTTGATCGGCGAGCCCGTGCCGAGGTACCCGCCCGCCCCGTACCGCGGGACGAGGTTCTGGTTCCATGTGGGCGCCATCCCGGCCACCGACCCGCCGACGCTCGGGTTGGGGCCGACGCCGGCGGCGTGGGAGGCCTGCCCCAGATCGCGCACGGCGTCAGCCGCGTCCTTGACCGCCGGCGCAATCTCCTCGATGGCTTCGATCCAGTTGACAATCGGCTCGGGCGACCAGGCGTTCTGGGCGAGGACGCCCATTTCGTTGTAGAAGCCCCGGAGCTGCGCCGCTTCCCGCTCGGTCGCCGCTTGCTGCGCGGCTTCGTATTCCATCCGGCCCACGCCGATGTCGTTCCACATATCGCGCTCAGCCTTCGCCCGCGCCGCGGCGGCGTCCGCCGCGCGGTTGGCCGCCGCGACCGTCTGCTCGACCACCGCATGAACCGCGTCCGCCGTCGCGCGGACCGCGGCGGCGACCGCGACCTGCCCCGCCGCCATCTTGTCCGCGGCGGCGCGGTTGATGATCATCGCCTCGTTGAAGTCGGTCACTTCATAGCCGGCGTTCTTCGAGGCGAGGGCGAGCACGTCGGCCTTAGCGCCCGCGCGTTGGGCCGCTTCCGAGACGCCAAACAATTCATTCACGAAGCGGCCGATGATCGCGTCGCTGCCCGTGAGGTCCGCGATGAAGCGGCCCATATTCCAGCCAGTCATCGCCGCGCTGGCGAGCCCGAGCGCCGTCCCGAGCGTCCCGACTTGCCCCGCCGTCTTGCCGACCATCTCGCCCAGGTCCGCGACGGCGCGGATTTGCGGCCCGATGTTCACGCCGGCCTGGGCGAGCAGCCCATCGACCTTGCGGAGCTCTGTGGCGAACCCCCCGGCCGCGGCCGTGCTGTCGCGGTAGCCTTTGACGTCCATCAGCCGCCCGCCGGCCCGATCGACGGCCGTCTCAAACGAGAGGAGCGTCTTCTCCGCGCCTTTGACGCCCTGGTCGAAGTCGGTAAAGTCGGCGACGAATTTGGCAGTAACAGCCATTAGGCTTGCTCGTTCAGCATCTCGAGGAGCACGTCATAGTCCAGTTCATCTAGCTCACGGACCCAGTCAACGCGCCAGCCACAGCGGAGGGCGAGGGCGAGGTCACTGCGGCGCCGCTCGTGCGTCTTTTTTTTTCCCGCGCCCGCTCGGCCACCATCGACTTTTCGTGCAGGGCAATCGCGGTGTAGATCTCGTCGAAGTCTTCCGAGAACAGATTGCGGACGATGCGCTCGACGACCTCGATGGGCTCGCCCATGATCACAATGCGCTCGCCGGCGTCGTCGGTCAGCGACCAGTCGACGAGGTACGCGGTCACCATCGAGAGCTTGATCTGGCCGGGAATCACTTTGAGCTTGCCGTCGTCATCCGTCTCGTACTGGCGCGCGTAGCTGTCGCTGCGCTCTCCGTGCGTCAGCCGGGTCTTGACGGTGAGCGTGTCGCCGTCGGAAATCGTGAGCGTGGTCGTACTCGGTCGGACGAAGCGCGAGGCCATAGATCTCCTATTGCAGCGGCGGTCCCAAGGTCGCCCGCAGTTCCGTGCCGGCGAGGTCAATCGCTTTCACTGCCAACGTGAACCGCGTGGCGCCGCGGGGCGCCGTGAACACGAGCTCACGATACTTGGCGGCCTGCTGACATTGCCACGCATCGGCGCGATCGAACGTGGCGGTCAGCGTCCACGCCCGCGGCGTCTTGTAGATGCGCCAGTGCGTGAGGTCGGCGACGCGCCGATGCAACCAGAGCAGCTTGCCGGTCGCGCCGTGCAGCGTGAGCTCGTCGAACACTTACGGATGCACACCGGCGGTCCACGCCGTGCCGTTCCAATACACGTCGGACCCGTTCCCCATCTCGACGTGCTGGCCGATCGTCCAGTTGGTGCCAGGGGACGCGACGATGCCGGTCATGTTCGCGAGCGCAAAGGGCGGCGTCGCGCCGGCCGGCGTGAACGATCCCGGGAGGCCGGCGGTCGCCCCGGTCGCGACGACCGTCCCCGGCACGGTCCACGCGCCGGCCCCGGCCCAGGTGCCCGTGACCTTGGGCGCCGCGAGCGAACAATCGATGCTCGCCGACAGGTACGCCGGCCCTTGCCACTTGAACCCCGGCTCCTGGTTGTTGACCTGGAGGCTCAGCGTCCCCGGCGTCCCGGAGTCGGACGCCTTCCAGAGCGCGAGCTCGGCGCTGTTCCAGAACCCGCCAATCTCGCCCTTCATGTCTTTCATGCCGGGAATGTAGACCTTGTTCGTATCGCCGAAACAGGTCACATCCTCCATCTCGATGGACATATCGAGGGTCCACGTGTTCAGCGAGACGATCTCGACGAGCGTCGAGCCGCCTGCGGGGTCCCACGAGACTTTGCCGTACCGACCGGTTTTGATGGCCATGCGTTACTCCTCGTCGGCCGAGCCCGACACCTGGCTCGCGCCGTGTTGATAGAGCCGGAAGATCACGTCCTGGATCGCCTGGCGCCGGTACGCTTCCGCGATGGGAAAGAAGGTCGGATTCGGCTTCATGCGGCCACGATTCGCCTTGGCCTTGTTCTCGCGGACGTTGGTCCCGCGCTCGTAGATGTAGCCATGCGGCGCGGTCTGCACGAGCTCGGCGCCGCTCAGGACCTGCCCGCGCGCCGGCTTCAGCACGAGGCCGCCACGCAACTTGCCACTCTTGTAGGGATACTTCGCGGCGATGTCGGCCTTGGCGTCAGTCGCGCTGTCCACCATGATGGTGTTGGCCTCGTCGACGAGGTCGGCCGTCAGGGTCTGCAGCTCCTGCATGAAGCTGTCGAGGCCCGACCAGGTGACGCTAACTTTGGTCGCCATCGAACACCTCCCGGCAGGTGAGCTCGACTTCAAACTTGCGCTCGTCCACGGCCACGGCCGAGTCGATATGGAAAATGCGCCCCTCGAAATGCACGCGCGCGTTCGGCGTCGTGAGGCCGGGATGGAACGGGCCAATGAACGTCGTCGTCCCGGTCCCTTCACTCCGCACCGCGCAGTACCAAGTGCTTGGATTCAAAGGGAGATAGCCACTGCTGCCGTTTGGGACATCGAGGGTGACGACATGCTCGTACATGCCGATGTTCATGCGATGACCGGATCGCGATACGCGGCGAGCTGGTGGTAGATCTGCGGCCACGGGTCCGGCACGGTCCCGTCACCACGCTCCCTATAGAGATACCCGAGCAATAGCAGGATGGAGTTTTTGACCTGGAGCGGCGCCGTCGCCGCCGTCCACGTGGGGTCGGCCCCCACCGCGAGATACGCGAGGATGCCCTCTTGTGCGGCGTCAAGTTTCTGTTGCACGTCGGCGTCGTACGCGGTGCCGGTGAGATGCAGATGGACCTTGGCCTGGTCGACGGTCCAGAGCGGCGGGAGCGTCACGCGCGAGAAGGCCAGCGTCATGCGACGGGCTCCTCGGCGGGCTCGGCGGTGGGGGCCGGCGGCGGCGCCGCAGGAATCGTGGGCGGGTCCCGATCGTCCAGTTTCGCCAGCGGCCAGTTCTGCTGCTGCATGTACGGGGTCTCGCCGCCCTTCACCGGCTTGAGCTTCAACCAGATGTCGCGGGCTTCATTCGGCGCGACGGCGCCGGAGTTCACGGCGATCTGGACGGCGTTGACGCGGCTCGCGGTGTCCATCCAAATCAGCAGCGCGTCGTCGAATTCGATGGTCAGATACGAGGGCAGGTCGAGCCCGACGACGAGGCACGTCGCGATGCTCACGAGATGCGGCTCGAGACACTGCGACTTGTACTGCAGTTGCGAGGCTTCGGCGTTCGCGTAGGGCGGCTGCTTGCTGCTGTTGAGAATCGAAATCGGCAGGCCCAGCACTTCGCAGATTTTCTCTTCGGTCCACCCGAGCTGCTCGATGACCTGGGCATCGACGGCACTCGTCGAGACCGATTCGTACTTCATCCCGAGTTCGGCGATGAGGATTTCGCCGCTCTTGAAGTTGGCCGCGTCGGTTTTCAAACGCGCGGCGGATTGCGGGTCGAGCTTGGTTGGCGCAATCAACACGCCCGAGGGCCGCGCGCCCTTCGCGAAGAAGGTCGTGCTGTTGTCCTGAATGGCTTTCGCCTGGGCGATGGCGCCGCCGATGGCCGACAGCGGCGAGATGCCGACCAGGTGGTGATAGAGACAATTCCAGCGGTCGTGAATGATCTCGCGCGCCGGCACGACCACGGGCGCGGTCTCATTCGCCATCCCGGCCAGCTCGTTCGACTGCAGCTCGTAATACACGCTGCCATCGGGCGCGACGAGCACCTTGACGCGCGCGGGGTCGAGCAGATGCAGCTCGTTGACGACGCCGCGCTCGTCCCGCCGCTTGAGCGCGTACGTGTTGCCGCAGAGCAGCTTGCTCAACACCCAGGCTTCGATGAACTGCTGCGACGTCTGGTAATGATTCGGCCGACGCAACACGGGCGAGTACGCGGGGTTGCTCGTCTCGGTCCAGAAGCCGTGGCGGTCGCGCTCGAGGAGGAGCGGCGGCGCAATCTTGCTGATGTCCTGGGAGATGCGCGAGACGGCGCCGAACACACTCGGGTTGTTCAGCGCCGACTCGGTCGTGAGCGGATCGTTGTTCTGCCAGGCGCCGGTGTAGGGCTCGCGGACCACGGGCCACCACGCGCCCCCACTGACGGGGCTCAGCATGGACGCCAGGCGCGAGCGCACCGAGGCCAGCACGCTCATGGGCTCAGGCCGATTCGTCCTGCATCAGGACGCCGGTGGGCGCCGGCCAAGCCGCGGCCGTCAGGTACTTAACCGCGTTCGCGTTCGCCTTCTTCCAGTTGATGAACCGCTCGGCGCGAAGCGCGACGCAGTTCGCCTGGAACATCGAGACGTACACCGTGGTGGCGACCACGGGGGAATCGGGCGCGCCATCCATCTGCAGGGAGGCTTCGCTACTGGCGTCGATGGTGACCCCGCCGTCATCGGCGTACAGAATCAGGCTCGGTTGCAGCGCGATCACTTTCGTCGTGACGGTATTGCTGACGATGAACGTCATGCCCTTCCACGAGCCGCCGTTGATGGCGATACCGGGGAATTGCGGCGAGCCGTCGCTATAGGTCTTGAACGAGAGCGCCATCGCGTTCGCGGGCGACATGATGAACGTGAGGCCGTCGACCGGGATGTTGTTGGTGGAGAAATGCGAGATGAGCCCGAGGATATCGGCCAGCGGGTTGGCGGTCGCCGCGGCGGTGGGTGCGCCGTTCGTGATGGACGCCGGATTGACGCCGGCCACAGCCGCGACGGCCGGATCGGTGAACTGCGCGTCGATGAAGCGCGCGATCCCGTTCACCATCTCGCGCCGCACGACATCTTCCGCTTTGGGATTCGAGAGCTTGATGAGCTCTTGTGTCAGGACGATGATGCCGGCAATCTTGGCCCAGTCGAGGGTCAGCGAGGCGAACGCCAGCGCGCTCACCGGCTTCGGTTTCGTTTCCCCCACCCAGCTGTACGTCCCGCCGCCGGTCTGCTGCGGCAGCTTGACGTTGAAGGGCACGGTGTAGAGGCCGGGGATCTTGTCGACGATGGTCGCCGCGCGCAGCAGCTCCACCATGTCGCTCGAGATGTTCGGCTGGACGAGCGGCCCCGCCCAGGTCGCATCGGTCGCCGTGCCGGCCGCGACGGCCGCCTTGAGGGCGAGCGCCACTTCAGGGGTCGAATCGTTCCACCGCTGGGCATATTCGTAGGCGTTGACGCTGAACTGCTTGCACGCGAGCTGCGCGCAGACGTAGCGCACAAACTGCGTGCCCTTCGGCACGGCCGGCTTGACGCTGACGTGCGTATACGGCGACGTGACCGTTTTCGCGCTCGACATCTGCAGCTGCTCGACGTCGCGCCAGTGCCTGAGCGTCTGGTCGACGGAGGCGATCTGCGCCTTGACGCCGTCGAGCGTGGCGGTCGTGTCGGCGTCAACGGTCGCGCCGTTCGCGCCCTTGGTATTCATCACGTCGACCATCTGCGCGGCGAGGGTGGCGCGGGTGGTCTCGAGCGCAGCGATATGGTCGGCAGTGGTCATAACCGTCTCCTTGTCTAGCGATTTCACCGTCAAGATGGATGCCGACGCATTGGCCGGAATCGTGACCAAACTCAATTCGCAGATTTCGCTCTTGGTGATGCGCCGCACACCCGACGCGAGCCGCTCGAGCCCGCCATCGAGGACGCGGTAGCCCACCGAGACGCCGGTGATGATGCCGGCCTTGATGGACTGCCACGCCTCGTCGACGCGCGATTTCAGCGCGCCAGGCTCGTCGAGCTCGGGCATCGTCGCGTCGAACAGGATTCCGTGCGGCGTTTTGGTCAGCGTGACGGTGCCGACGGGCTGCCGCGTGTCGTGATGCCAGAGGAGCGGGAGGCTCGAGCGGAAGGTCACGCCGGCCGGGTCGAGGCTGTCGCCCTGGCGATCAAGCTCGGGGGTGGAGGCGATGCCAGAGAACCGGCGGCCCTCCGGCGCGACCGATTTGATTTCGAGCAGGGAATAAGCGCGGTCCACTTGGGCCGCCACTATATGCTGGGGCTTGACAAAACACCAGCACTATCGGATCGCCCATCTCTTTTCGAGATGGATGGGCCGCAGCACACGTCTCGCCCCGAGTCAAGTTCAAGTTAGGCGATGCGCTAACTTGAATGCAAGTTAGGCGATGCGCTCATTTGACGCGCCGATTTAGCCGATGAGCGAGATCGAATAATCGAGCGTCGGCGTGCGCGCGTTGCGGTCCATCAGGTCCACCGCCATGATGAGCGCGACCACGGCATCAATGCGTTCCGTGGAGAGCACCTTCGACGGCTTCAGGTTCCCGGCCGGGTCACTTTCCACCGCGACGTTGCTCACACACCAGCGCAGCACCGGATGGCCATCGTGCCGGAGCTGTTGCGACAGGACCGCGAGCTCGAGCGACTTCGTCGGCGCCGACATCCAGCCGAAGCCCTGCCCCATCTTCACGCAGGTCAAGCCATCCTGCTTCTCGAGCCGGGACACGAGGTCGGTCGCGTTCCACGGGTCGTACGCGATGATCTGCACGTCGAATTCAGCCCGCCACGCGCGCAGCGCCTGGCGGACCACTTCGTAATCGACCGCGGGGCCGGGGATGGCCGTCACCCACCCGTGCCGCGCCCACTCGTCATAGGGCACCTTGTCCCGCCGCGATCGCTCGCGGATTTTGTCCGCCGGGATAAAGCACTGCACCAGCACGTCGAAGCCCGTCTCGTCGGGAAACACCGCCACCAGCGCCGTGAGGTCCGTCGTCGAGCTCAGGTCCATCCCGACGTAGCAGCGCCGGCTGGCGAGCGTTCCACGTGCCACCTGACAGGCGTCCCAGCTCGCCATCGTGAGCCAGCGGGACGCCTGCTCGGTCCACTGGTTCAGGTACAGCCGGCGAAACGTGTTCTCCTGCGCGGGAATTTCCTTCGCGCGCGCGGCGAGAATTTCCATTTCCTCGAGCGAGCGGAAATCCCCGAGCGCCGGATTCGCCGCGTGCCACACCGCGCGGTCGGTCCACTCCGCATCCATCGGCGCCTCGTAGAGCAGCGGCAGGAACGTGGGGTCGAGCGCGGGATTCTCCTGCACCTTCTTGGCGTGCGCGTACAGCTCCCACAGAATCGAATGGCGGTCATACCCCGCCGTGGAAATCACGAGCAGGAGCGGCTGCGCGCGCGCCCCCATCGAGGTCGACAGCACGTCGTACAGCCGGCGGTCGGGTGCCACATGCAACTCGTCATAAATCACCATCGAGGCGTTGAAGCCGTGCTTGCTATGCGCCTCCGCGGCGATCGCCCGGTACATGCTCCCGCTCGCCCAATGCTCGATCCGCTTCTGCGAGTCGACCAGGTAACACTCGCCGAGCAGCGCCGGATCGTTGCGGACCATTTGGGCCGCCACCCCAAACACGAGCGAGGCCTGATCCTTGTCGGCCGCCGCCGAATACACCTCCCCGCCGAGCTCCCCGTCGGCCATCAGCCCATACAAGGCAATCGCCGCGGCCAGCTCCGACTTGCCGTTCTTGCGCGGGAGCATCAATAGGCAGGTCCGGTACTGCCGCTTCCCGTCGGGCCGCTTCGTAAAGAGCTGCTCCAGGATGGAAACCTGCCAGGGCCGCAGGTTGAACTTCTGGCGGGCGAACGGTCCTTTGGTATGGGTGAGGTCGTTCACGAAGGCGATCGGGTCTCTGGGGGCATCCTGGAGGCTTGGAGGGGTATTCTGGACAAGCACCTGCCGTGCCTTCCGGTTCCACCCCCCGCGACGGTCCCGTGATCCGGGGTTCTTCACGGGATCTGTCCTCCAAAGGTCACACGTGGG